GACTATTCCTTGGATCAGCTATGTTATGTAACATCTCATAGGAGGTTTGTTGTTCGACCCATTTCTTAGCCTCCTTAAAAAATAGTTTTGGATACGGACGGACCTGGGGTGTGGTTAGCATCCATATGGCTCCGCAATGGGCATCTGTTCTGGATACCCCCGCTACCCCGCAGATCTCTCCGAGTGGGTTCCGAAAGGTCACAGGATTGTCTGATAGGTCAAGGGAAAGGCAGAGGGCAGCCTCCATAATGGTATGACCTAGACCCTCTAGTTCTTTCCGATCATCATCTTGTAAGTGTTGAGCCACCCAGATTGCGTCTGAGCGGCTTGCGTTGTGGATTAAGGTCATTTAAACGGATCGAATGCCTTTGTTATCGTAAGTACCTTCCCAATCAATGGAGGTGAAGGCTGTTTGAAATGGACTATCAGCAATCAATTCAAATTCAAATTGATCACCCTTAGCCATTACTGGTATTGTACTTTGAGCATTACGAATGATCGGAAGTTGATTTGTTGAATAGTTATCAGCAGTTATTTGAGGAAGCTGAAGAGAGAACTCATCACGTCCACTGGCTCTGATTACCGCTCGATACGGACCAGAGTTATAACTATTTACCTTGAGCTTACTAATCCTAGGAACGTTTACCGTATCCTTGATGGCTCTGGCTTCATCCCTAACAACATAAAATGCTGGTAGTTGTGCTAGGGCTTCATATTTAAAGCCAAGAGCAAACCGTGATGTGGTTTGATTACCAGGAACTGTTAAGAAGTAACGTTGCCCCACATTAAGAGTAAGATCCATTTGCATCTGCTGTTCTTCAAATGCTCCAGCCTCTGCTGGATCTAGGTAAATCAATACTGGTTGAATGTCTGTTGTTTCAAACCCATCCTTAAAACAAACATGGGTTTCATCTTCAATAGAATCATAAATCAGTAGTGGATTATAATCAAAGTAATCCAACCTAACATCTAGGTATTCACCTTCAAACAGTATCGAATCAGAAGGGGTATCAGTGATCAGAGATACCTTACTAAGAAGATAGTTGGTATCATTCTTCGTAACAATATAAAGAATATCTTGATCAAAGTCCAATGCTTCTACTGGGTGTGGTGTAGTCCACCTGAACCATCCAGAGATCCTGGTATCACCGTTCTGGAAGTAACGATAGAGGTATATCTCTGTTGGATCTTGCCTACTAACTAAAGCTACAGTGTTAGCTGCTTGGGATGCTTTGAATTGATAAATAGCAGAAGGAATATAAGTAGGAATCAACCGCGTCAATTCAATGATGTCTGGTTTGCCTCCTATGGTTTCACTAACAGCCATTTCATATACGGCGGAACTTTTAGCATTTTCCTCCATAAATAAAACGCTATTACCAATATCAATAGGTGATACGTCTTCAAACAAACTATAATTAGCAAGTAAGTTAATTTCCGCAGTCTTAGGTGAGAAAGACTCAGTTGTAGTTTGTAGAATGTATTGACCATTATCACCGAACAATAGCAAACCACTGGATGTTGCTAATGCTTCTGTAAGTCTAATTGGTTTTGTACTACCAGCACTAAGATCAATTGGATCGCTATCAACAATGGTAATAACAGTGCTAGCAAAGAAGTTAAAATAATCTCCTGCTTGAGAGCAGATTGCATTCTGTCGAGAGGTAAAGACAATTCGATTCTTAAAGAATGAAATTGAATCAACAGGAAACCCAACAAACGATGGCAGAGGGTTGGTTTCATTTTCCCCTACTTCACGAGGCTTCCAAAACTCTAGACGGCTTTCATCACCACTTAACGCAGCTGTAGTCGTAGCTACGATACTAAAGCTATCTCCTTGGGTATTACTAACAAATTCACTAGGGACGTAATTTTGCCCAGCTTGAGCAATAATAATTCCTTCAATAACACCTGTTACGGTTGTGACTTCGTTGTAGCCAGCAATTGCTCCACCACTAACTGTAGTAAAACTACCAGCAACAGTGCGAACTGTATTACCAATGGTTAGCTCAGCATCCTCAGTTTGGGCAAGAAAAACTCCGTTACTATACCAGTAATAGCGATACTCATACTGACCAAAACCAATGGGAACAGTAACACGTCCTACATAATTTAATGGATCACTGGCTAAGAATGTAGTTGTAGTTATAGTATCTTTAATCTTAGTAACCTTTAATCTAAGGCCCGTTCCACTACCTCCAATTGCGTTGAACTGTTCACCAACTACATGTCCACCAGACAGAGCAGATGTAATCCCTATGGAGGTAGGAATACCTGGCACCGAGGTACTACCACTACTAGCTAAAGCAGATGCTTCATCTAGCTGTCGATAGGTGAAGGCACCAGTAGCCTCTCTTATGATAACATGAGGCATCGTCTCCTCATCTAACTTTAATATAGTTTCAGGTGCAATGGTTTCTTCCCAAGTACCAACTCCATCGGCAGCATTATTATTGGTTTTAAAGATAACCCAATAATCATCAGCACCTGTGTCGGCTGAAGCAGCTACTTTAATCTTTAGATTGTTAATGAATTGTTTTGGAAGTTGACCAACAACAGTTACCGCACCTTGAAATGCTTCAATAGCCGTTCCAGTGTTTCCACCTTTAGCATCAATAGTAAAGTCAGTATTATCTGCACGTCTGATGTGAATGTGATTACCCAGACCAATAGCTACATATAATGGATTTCCATTTATACCATTGACTAAGTTGGTAACAATATCAGCAACGTTTAGTTGGGTAGCGGCAGTGGTTGTAGTTGCGTATGCAAACGAGTTTCCGTCTAATGTTATGGTGTAGGTAGAGCTATATGCTACCGTATTAATACTAACAAACGCATAAGGATTTTGTACAGGGCTTTCGTCTGTTGAAGTTTCAATTGATATAGTCCTATTTAAAACGAAGATGAAATCGTTAATTTGAAGCATCTGTAAATCTTTCTGCTCTTCATGCACAGCATAAGCTGTAGCTTCAGGCAAGATTGGATTAACAGTTTGTTCAGTTCCGGTTTCAGCATTCCATATCCGCAACGCACCTGCTTTAGTGAATTCAACAAGATACTTCTCTTGATCATCCCTAAAGATGGTAAACCATGTCCCATCCGCAGTTGCATTAGGCAGCTTGTTAACTGCTTGTAGACCAGGACGCTTCATTAGTCCTGTTGCTACATCTGGATAGTAATTATCACAAACACGCAACTGACTACTAGATTTAATGGTATCTGGTTGTTGAGAAACACCACCAATAAGACCATTGATTTTCTGAGAGATGGCTGCCATTATCGTGCAATTGTACGGAACGGGGTATAAGAAATGTAGAAGTTCTGACCAGTCTCTACACCGAAGATATTAACCTCTGAGGTGTTGGTATCATAAGCGATACAGTTAGCTCGTAGCAATCCTTCATCTTGTTGGTTGAACTTAAACATCATTTCAGACCCCACCACACTACCAGCAAAGACACGCGCTGCTCGTTGGGTGATGTAATCTTGAAAGACCTGAGGCAAGTCTTCAAAGGCAAATAACCATACCACATCACATAAGACTGGACTTACGACCCATGAGGTGAAGCTATGGCTGATCTTGTCGTAGAGTTTGCCGCCTCTTAGTACTGTTTGATACTGTTGGACGTTCTCGTATTTGTTGTCTGACAATTGGAGAACATTGTCGGGAATGACAATCTCATCATTAGCGTCAGGAGTAAAGGGGTATTTGATTTCAGTATTAAAATGCCACCCTTCCCCTTGAACTTCCCGATTAACAGAATCAAGAATTGATAAAGCAGTTGCAATTTCAGGGTTAGCGATGTCGAGCGACACCACTGGTGCCTGCCCGATGGCCGTCAACATCTTGTTGATAGCTTGAAGTTGGGTCGTCATAATTCGGACAGGAGTTATTAAAAGAAAAGGGGCCAGCCAAAGCCAGCCCCAAAATGGATCAGGTGTTACGGAAGGCACCGGCAACGCCGACGCGCACAGCACCGCAACCATAGGCCAGACGGCCCACAATCACGTCGCCTTGATATAT